AAGTTGCCGCTAATACTGCACATAAAGTCGGACAGATAAATGGAGGCGGGGGGATTCGAACCCAAAACGTACCGAAACAGATCCTCTACAAATTAGTGACAATTCTGCCACAGATTGCAACGAGAAGCTGTTAGAAGGCAGTTTAGAAAAACAGAGTCATAACAGTTCCGAACACTTCAAAACACTTTCACAACACCAATTTGGTGCGAATATGGTGCGCGTGAATGGTAACGATCCAGATTTAGCAATGCTTATACAGGCATGGCCGGAACTACCGGGGCATATCAAGTCAGCAATCAAAGCACTCATCCAAACACACAAAACGAAGAGAAAATAAATGTCAAAGATGAAAACCAAAAACAAGGCAACTCTATGTAATGTATACCAAAGGAGGTTAAGTGATGTCAATTGATAGACAAAAGTACATGGACATGGACGAAGTCAAACAGCTAAGGACGGTAACAGAAGCAAAGTCTATGGTGGATCTGAAGAAGGGTTGTGTCAGCGGACCACTGGCTTGGATGTTGGTAGATCTGGCCCTATCCACTGGCCTGAGGGTCTCGGAGATGGCTGCCCTGAAGATGAAGGACATAGACTTGAAGCGTGAGGGCATATCGGTAGTCCGGTTGAAGCGAAAGAAGAAAAAGAAAGAGACTATGGCTATCGGTCAAGATCTCAAGAAGCACATTCAAGACTTCATAGTTTTCAAGAGAACTCTCGATCAACCGACTAAACCGACATCGGCGTTCTTTATGGGTAGTCGAGGGCCTTTGACTTCCCAGGGCTTGCAGAGGATATGGAAAGCAGCCGTTAAACGGGCGGGATTACCCAAGGAAATCACGATCCATTGCGCCCGGCACACAATAGCCGTACACCTGTTGAAGAAGACAGCAAACTTACGGCAAGTCCAGAAACAACTTGGTCATGCATCGCCGGCCACAACAGCCAACATGTACGCCGACATCAGCTTCGAGGATATGCAGAACGGAGTGAACGGACTATACACATAATTAATTATAGTTCAGTCTGTCGATATATGTATCGAAGTAGTATGCTCTTTGAAGATTAGACTTAGCCTATCTCATAATGAGGTAGATAAAGGGTTCGGCCTGATTGCAACAGGTCGAGGAAAGAACATTAAACGGCTATGCAGGAGCCTGCATCTTCTGCGTGGCCGTTTTTTGTTGCCCTAAAAAGAGAACATAATTTGGAGACTTTCTTATTATGAAAACAAGGAACGAAACGACAACCGGTAAGGCTAAAAAGCTCGCTGAGCATCAGGGTGGGTATAAAGTTGGCAATAAGAAGCCTCCAAGGGAATACCAATTCAAGCCGGGCCAAAGTGGCAATCCTAAAGGCGCTCCGGTACGTCGAATAAACCTCTGGCCTCTGTTCTGCAAATTTATGGCTTTAACAGATGTGGAGCTTGAGAATTTAGATCGAGACAAACTCACACAAGCCCAGCAGACAGCATTAAGGCTCGTCGAGAACGCCAAGAAAGGTAAGTATTCCGGCTCTGAACGTCTGGCCCGTCACGTATTTGACAGGGAGGAAGGCAAGGCTGTCGAGCATCTTGTCATCGAGAATGAAAATACTTTGACGGACGAAGAGTGTGAGGAAATTCGGCAGATTCTGCTAAAGAACCATGCTAACTAACAGGCAAATACAAAGTATAGGCAAGTCGATCCTGCTATATAAGCCATTGCCGGCAATGGGAGAATTTCACCGAAGCCCGGCCAAGAATCGCTGGCTTTGTGGCGGCAATCGCTCTGGCAAGTCTGAGGGCAATATCGGTTATGATCTGTGTTCCTTTGCTTTGGGTGTACATCCACATCGCAGGACACCAAAGAACGCCACTATCTGGGCTGGTGCTAACTCATGGCCCTTGGTAGGTAAACTCCTATGGTCGGAGAAGATCAAGACATATCTGCCTATGTGTCAGATTCAGTCAATTAGCTGGCATAATAAACAGGACGAAATCCCCTCTGAGTTACGTCTGGCTAATGGTAATCGTATAGAGTTCAAAGCATATGAACAGGGACGTAAAGCATTTGAGGGCAGGGCGATTGACGCCTTTTATGGTGATGAACAGTGCAAATCTGATAGTGAGGGAATATGGACGGAGATACAGGCAAGGCTAATGGATAAGAACGGATTTTCAGCCCAGTCTATGACGCCTATTATTCCCCAGGGATGGCTTGAAGAACGTGTTCAGGCTTTACCCGATACTGATGATGTATTTTATGCGGATTTGAATGATAACCGAAAGAGCCGTGGCGGACACATAGATGACAGGGAAATCGACTTGATGATTTCACAGTGGCCTGCGGAAATCCAGCAGACTCGTATTAAGGGATATTTCAGCGCCTTTGCCGGAGCGGTCTATAAAACATTCAATCGTGATATTCACGTCATTAAGCCTTTTGATATACCCAAAGACTGGGTAAGGTATCGCGCTATTGATTGGGGCTTTAATAATCCATTTGCGTGTTTGTGGCTTGCCAGAGATCCGGACAGAAGGTGGTATGTGTACGCCGAACATTATCAGGCTCGTGAATCTCTTGCGTATCATGCCGAGAGGATTAAGCAAATAGGCGGTAATGAGAAATATCGAATCACATGGGCCGACCATGATGCTCAGGACAGGTATGAGTTTAAGAGTCTGGGCATTTCAACCATGCCCGCAAAGAAAGACATTCACTTAGGCATAGAGGCTGTTCAGGCCGCCCTTAAAGTCCAGGACAATGGCAAGCCGAGACTGTTCATCTTTAAGACGTGTAGAAACACTATCAAGGAAATAGCTGGCTACAAATGGGCGGAAGGTACTGAGAGTCGAGATGCAAAGGACGAACCTCTGAAAGTTAACGATCATACTTGTGATTGTTTGCGATATGTCATCTATGGAGTAGAAGGGAAATTCTATTTTTCAGAGTCGGAATTATCGTAAGGAGTCCATGGATGTTGACATGGGAAGAAGTGGAAAAGGCCGAATTGGGTAGGACTTTTGACATTAAGGCATTGAACAGATGCTGCAAAGCAATATATGGCGGTGTATCCTGGCCCGGCAAGCGCCCGGGATTCGCTGTAGTTGTTGCCATGAACAATATCCGTCATATTGACAACCATGATGTATGTCTACTCGATGAGTTTGAGTCTTTTGACATCAGGGAGCTTGTACGCCAGTGTAGTGTACTTGATTTCAAGTACCTGCCGAGCCAGTGGATCGGCGATTGGGAGAACGATGCGGCATGGCCGTTTATACAGGAGATGAATAACGGGCTTCAGGCTGAGAATAGAACGCACAGACGTCAGCTTAGTCTTGGTTGGACACCAATGTTCGATATGGAGCAGTTTTACCCATACATATTGGCTGAAATCAGGAGGTTGCTTGCTTCAGATCACCGGCAATTATTTCTGAAGGACAGTAAGATAAGAGGTTATCTGAGTGAAATACACGGGGACGAAATTGCAGATCTTGAGCGTGGAGTCTATCCTGCCATAGAAGCATTGGCTTATGCTGTGATTGAGATGCGCCACTGGGCAGAAGCTGGGAACAGTGATCCACGTTCGATGGTCCCAGACTACGTAGGAATCTGACTTATAAGGAGTATGAACATGCTCACATGGGAAAACATAAAGCAAGCAGAATTGAGCGAATCATTTGAAATCCATGACTTGAATCGCTGTTGCAGAGCGGTTTATGGTGGCATTGGCTGGCCCAGCAGCAGGAAACCTGGTTTCGCCGTGGTTATGGCAATGGCCCGCAACGAACAAACCGGGGAGTACGAAATGTGCATACTCAATGAGTTTGAGTCTTCTATGTATCGGGAGATCATCAGGCATTGCGAAGCACTGGATTCCAAATACGAGCCGAAGATGTGGATAGCCGACACGACGAATGACTCAGCGGAAGAGATCAAACACAAAATGAGAGACGAAGTTGGTTTTGATCTGAGTGAAACAGACCTGGTTGAAATGAATCCTCTCTACCCCTTTCTCCTGGACACCCTGAAAGAACTACTGAATCCGGAACACCGACGATTGTTCCTGCAAGATAATAGCAAATTACTCACATACATGGGGGATATTGAAGAAGGCCAGGATGCCAGGCTTGAACTTGGTGACTATCCTGCGATTGAGGCTCTGGCTTTTGCTGTCATAGAGATGCTGCGACTGGTGGACTCTGCCGGCTACATACCGTCGCACACAGGAGATTGGTATCCGGAAAGGAGAGCCAAGACCATAGAGGACTTGGCGATGGTTGGTGCAGTTGATGACATCGACGAAGAAGACGATGAGGACGATGACTATTACTTCTATCACACAGAATAACGGACTGCGAGAATAAACAATGGACGGACTATGTGACGTGAAAGAATGCCAAGACTTGCCGTATTTGGGCTGGCGCCCACTGACTGAACGGATAGGCCGGAAGGTATGTGAAAAACATTGGCGCCGACATAAGGATGAAACGGACAGTTTCGATCTGTTCGAGGTATTCAAATTCAGAAGACCAGAAGGGATACGCAAGCCAACAGCGAAGAAGTACATTCCCCGTTGTGGTTGTGGCCGGGAACTTATACCCAGATGCAGATTCTGTACGGAATGTGCATCCGAGAGGAAACGCCAACGCAATAAGCGATACTACCACGGCAAGAAGTTTAGTCAGGCAGAGCCTACCGAAGAAGTTACTTTGAAGTGCAAGCAATGTTGCGGCCCTCGTCTGCCAAACCATATTTACTGCTCGAAGTGTGCGAAACATCGCAAAACAGTAACCCGCCGACAAGCCCAAAGCCGATATTGGAGAAAACAGCATAATGTTAAGGCCTAAACTGATATTTCTGGGTAGTGAAAAACCGCCCTCACGGCATCAAAAATCCAATAAAAATTCAGTCATTTTAACATGGTCGGGATCACAGGCCGCTCTGCAAGAGTTCGTTGCCAGAACAGAATTCTGGTAATAGTGAACTTTTTTCTTGACCAAGTCGAATAAATAGTATAAACTAAAATTAAGTTTAGGAGTATCCGATAGAGTTGGTTCACTAGACCATTATGTAACTTGGTCTCCGGATTTCTAGCTCGTATACTGGTTCACTGTTTCTGTTCATTCACTCGTATCCATTCCGCTTAAATTATTCTTGACACAATTATATGGCTTTCTTAGTATTCTTTTGCGGCACATCATGTTGAGCCTGTCGGAATGTCGTTGAAATTGAGATGAAATTACGTTATTGCGAGACTTGATTCTTGCTGGAGTGTTTCGGTGACGAGTATATGGGAAATCCCGGTTAGTATTTGCCAAAGGCTTAATTGTCAGTAGCAACAGAACTCTGGAGGTGAACTCATGGGTAAATGGTTAGCAGGTATCGTGGGTGCCATCATTGCAGGTTTAGCAG